GAGCCGCCACCTACCCGGCGCCGTCGCCGGACGGGGGAGGCCCCGCCCGCGGACGCAGAACCCGCCGACCCTGAACCGGTATAGCCTGATGGAATGCTATCGGTGCGAGTCTGACGACCTGGCCCTGGCGGCCCTGTGGCCGCAGGACCGGGTAACCTACGCCCAGATTCAGATCGTTATGCGGATCTGCCGGAACTGCGGCCTGGAACAAAACCACATGGGGGACGACGAGCCAATGGACCCTACCAGGGCCGCGGAGGAAGCACCAGCCCACCACCTGGGGGGGCGAGATGCCTAATAAAAACGATATCAAGAAGGTGAACCGGGCCTTGAGAAACAACCCCAGGGGCCGCGTGAAGCCGGGGCCGCCCAAGGATGGGCGCCTGCGGAACAATAAACCCGCTAAGTATTCCAAGTAATTGCACAATTTGCCACATTGTTTTGGCTTTGGCATCATCCTACAATGGAATCTTACCGCAACCCTGCGGGTATAAATAGGGGGGTTAATGGTATCCGAGAATACGGTACAACCAGGGGATGAGGCTAACCAGGCGGCTCCACCGGCTACCCAGCCGGAACCGGAGGGCGAGGGCCAGCAGCGGACGTTTTCGCAGGAGGATGTCAACCGCATCCAGGCCCAGACCAGACGGGAGGTCCGTAATCAGTTTAGTGATTACGCCGAGTTAAAGGACCGGGCTGCCAAAGCCGATGAGCTGGAACACGCGCAACTTACTGAGCAGGAGAAGCTGGAGGCCAGGGCGACTGAAGCCGAACGTAAAGCCGCGTCAGCCGCTGGTCAAGTGTCAGCTGCAATGATCTCCTCTGAGGTGAAGGTAAGGGCGACCCAGCTGGGCATCATAGACCCCGACGCTGCATTACTTTTGCTGGACCGGACTAATGTTAGATACAGCGAGGACAGCGGGGTAACGGGGGTGGACGAAGCCCTTACTCAACTCATGGAAAATAAACCGTACTTGAAAGGGCAGTCCAATCGGGCGCCGAACCTCAATCCACAGTCGGGGGAACTAACCCCGGCCCTACGGTTGACGGAAGACCAACGTGAGGCAGCCCGTCTTATGGGTATGACCGAAGAGGAATATGCCCAAGGAATTTAACTTCTGAACCGGGGATAGGACCCGTAGGGAGATGACACTATGGCCGCAAATGGCTTTGAATGGCGCTATAACGTATCGGGGGGCCGCCCCCTGATCTTGACCTTCCTGATGAAGGACTCGGAAACCCTCACCCGTGGGGATATGCTGAATCTGGAGTCGGGTGAAGTTGACCTACTAGCAACGGGCGATCTTGCCGCTGTCGGCGTGTTTGTCGGGCCTGAGAACCCTGATGACGCCACCGATGGACAACCTGGCGTAGTAAGCGGCACGGATAGCACCACGATAGTCAAAGCTATCGTGAACCCGGACGCGGTATATGCCGACCGTAACGACACCAGTGCTAGACTTGCTGGCGCATTGCTAGACATTTCGGGTGCCACCGGAGCGCAAACGATAGCGTCTGCTTCTAACAACGAATTCGTGGTCGTGGAACGGAAACGGCAATCCTCAGATGAGACCCGCGTCCAATTCACGGCCCCAACCCATTATCTGAGCAAGGTTCAGTAAGGAGTTAAAACATGCCTCTTACGAGTGGCAATTTTGCAGACCTGTTGAAGCCAGGGCTGAAGCGCATCTTCGATATTGGTATGTCCCGTCCCCGGCCAATCATGGAACTCCTCTTTGGGGTGGAAACCTCTACCCGTTTTGAGGAACAGTACCAGGGCATGGGCGCCCAGGGCCTCGTCCCCGTGTTCGACGGGACCGTGGCCTACCACGACTTCGACGCTGGCTACCGGACGGACATCCGCAACTATGAATTTGCAATGGGGATGCAGGTAGAACGGCGATTGGTTGACGATGACCAGTATAATCAGATCCGCCGACGGGCCAGCAATATGGCGGACAGCTTCAATACCACGATCGAAGCAGACGCGGCCCAGATCTTCATCAACGGCTTTACCGATTCCGGCACGAACCGGATGGGAGCAAGCACCAACGGGGCCGACAGCGTGGGCCTTCTGAGTACCGCCCACCCGCACGGTCCGGCCAACACGAACAACACCCAGGCAAACGAGGCGACCCTGGCCTTGACGATCGATAACCTGGACACGACCCGCCAGGCCATGCGGAGTTTTACAGACGACCGGGACCAGCTCCTGGGGGTTAACCCCGACCTGTTGCTAGTCCCGCCGGAACTGGAGCGCACGGCCACCCAGCTGGTAAGCGAGCGGGCGATTTATGAGCCCAGTTCGGCCCAGTACGATATCAATATGTTCGCGGGCAGATTCCGGCCCGTGGTCTGGGACCGCCTGACGGACAGCAATGCTTGGTTCTTGATCGACTCTACGCTTATGAAGCAGCACCTGATCTGGCAGTGGAGGATCAAGCCCGAGTTCTCGGAAGCCGAAGACTTCGACGGTCTCACGGCCAAATTTCGGGGATACATGCGCTACGGCATCGGCTGGACAGACTGGCGCTGGATATACGGCCAAAACCCTAGCTAGAACTGAATAAGGCAAACTGGTGGGGGCAGAAGCCCCCACTGGTTCCAACTTTGAGGAGGGACTGGTTATGCCTACTAACTTCCCAAGCGGAGTAAGGAGCCGGGGCGTCCCGGTGGAGGGACTTGGCGGCATCGGAAGCCCTCTACTGACCACCGGCAACGTTTACCATGTAGACAGTGGCGCGGATGCCGCTAATAACGGCAATGCTGCGACCAACCCCAAGCAACCAGCGGCCACGTTAGATGGAGCCATCGGAAAATGTACGGCCAACAACGGCGACGTAATCCTAATCGCTCCCGGTCACAGTGAAACCATCTCAGCTGCCGGCGCGATCACCTTCGATGTAGCCGGGATAACAGTCATCGGGATGGGAGTGGGCAACAGCCGCCCGACCATCACCCTGGATACCGCAGCCACGACGGATATCAATGTGACTGCCGATGACACTCAGATTCACAACATGATTTTCAGCATGAACTACGCAGACATCGTGGAGGTCTTTGACTTGAGCGCGGCCGGGTTCGTGGTCAACAAATGCCGGTTCGTCGATACTGCTACAAATATGAATTTTGTCGATCTCATCAAGGGAACGACGACCAATAACGAATGTGACAGACTGGAATTTACAAACAATGTGTTGATTTCCCCGGATACCGGGAACAACGGCGTCATTGATATCGGCGGCGATATCGATGGCCTGGTATTCAGCGACAACTACATCTCTATGGGCGTCCAGAACTCGGAGGCCATTATCAGTGTAGCCACCGGGAAAGATGTGACGAACTGCGAAATCACCTACAATCACATCTACCGTTTGAACACCGCAGGTGACCTGTTGATTGATTCAGACACGACCGCCAACAGCGGGATAATCGCCCACAACCGGATAGGCCATGCTGATACCTCTGGCGAGGTCTTAGTCGATGCTGACGGGGTCCGGCAATTCGACAATATCGGAACCGCAACCGATACCGCCAGCGGCTACATCCTACCCGCCATCGATAGTTAAGAGGGGGGCTGATGCCATACGGCTACGAATCGGTCACAGTCAATAGTGGGGCCGCCGTTGGTGGTGACGGCTCCGCTACCAGCAACAATACCAGCAGCCACATTGTCACGGGCGAGATATGCAGCATCGGGGTGACCTACGGGGACTCCCCGCCTGGGACTACGGATGTGACGATAGCGACGGCGGGGGATAACGGCCCGGCACTAACCATCCTGACGCTCACGAATGCCAACACCAGCGGGTGGTTCCACCCACGCCACGTTGTGGACAACAACGCCGGGGCGGACATCGAATACGCCGACGGCTATTCGGTCTATGGCAAGGTTTGTATTTCAGACAATATCAAGGTAACGATTGCCCAAGCGAACAGTCCCGACACGGCGGAAGTAGTCGTTGTCTATTACGCTGGGCGCTAATGGCTATTGAGCGCCATATCATCAAGGTTTCGACCACGGGATCCGATGCCTCGGCGACGGGTTCCCTGGTCGTGGCCTTGCCCTATTGCGAGCTCCTGGCCGGATATTTCAACTACCACGCTTCCGCTCCTGGGACGACGGACACTACCGTGTCGTCCCCAGGCGACCCGGTGTCGGTGACGTTGTTGACCATCACCAATAGCGTCGCCGACGCCTGGTACTATCCCGGCATCCAGATGGACGGCAACACCGGCTCTGCCATTACCGGCGCCTATGTTCCGGCGCTCATCCACGGGAATCTCCTGGTGGAACTGGCTGGCTCCGATGCCCTGACGGACGCCCTAATCCTGACTATATTCGTGAGGGTCTAATGGCATTCTCGTACACAGCCGGGAGTACCGCAGACCGTGACCGAGTCCGGCTGGAGATCGGGGACACGGACGAAGGCCGGGTGCTGTTCCAGGACGCGGAGATCGACGACTTCCTGAGTCAGGAAGGGGATAGCGTCCTCCAGTCATCTGCCAGGGCCTGCGAAACCCTGGCGGTCCGGTTCGCTCGTGATTTCACCTTCTCCGCAGATGGGGCCAGTTTCCAGAAGGGCCAGATCACCCAGATGTATATGGCCCAGGCCAAGAGGTTACGACGGAAAGCCAGCGGAACTACCACCGTCATGCCCCGGCGCAAAGATGGGTATTCCGTCTATACCGATTCTGATGAAGTGACCGGGTTGAATATATTGGACTCGGGGACCGGGGGATTCGGACGGTACAGCGATGGTTGATAAACTACTGCAAGGGAATGACCTGACCTATATGCAAGCTGAAACCCGGAAAGCTATGCCCGACACCGTTATGATCCAACGCAAGAGTCTGGCTGGTGACGGCCAGGGGGGATATGTGGAGTCATGGGCTAACTCCTATCAGGATGTCCCGGCCCGTCTTTCGTTCACTGGTGGGGCCGAATCAATATCGGCTGGGCGCCAGGACGTACAACCGATCTCCGTATTAACGGTGGGCTATGACCAATCAGTGGAGCCGACGGACCGGGTCTTGCATTCCAGCGGCACCTACGAGATACAATCCGTAGATACCGGCAAATCGTGGTCTGCAGTTAGACGATGCCAGATGCGCCGGTTGTAGGGCTGCAGGACGCACGGTGTCGGAGGCCGGAATGTCATAGTTTATTAGCCCGGGTCCGGCTTGAAGCCAATAGCATCGTTGAGATCAAGTGCCGCTTGTGTAAACGGGTGAGCACCTTCGCCCCGGAAGGGGTAACGGTCCGGCTAAAACCGGACGGCCAGGGAGGATATATCCAGGCGCCGGTAGGCGACAACTGAATAGGACCGCCTTAGAGGCCCCAGGAGGCCCATTAAGCGACTTGATCGCTGGCGGGAATAGGAAAGACTTACGAGGCTCATGGAAGCCCTTGATTACCCGTATATGGGTTGTTGGGGGTTTTTTATTTTGGCCGAATTCAATATGAACCTGAAAGTTGAGGTCAAGCTAGACCCACGCTGGAGGGCGATAGGGCCAGTGGTTAGTCAGGCGATTGAGCTTGCTGCCAGGAACGTGGAGAAAGACGCCAAATCCCGGATAGCCGCCTGGCCCGCCGTGGACACCGGGACCACTATGAACTCCATCGCGGCGAAGCCGGTAGGTAGCAGTGCGATTGGCCGTGGACTCATGCGGGCAGAAAATTTGGAATGGCGCATCGGGCCAACTACGGAATATGCCCCATTCATCGAGTTCGGAACGATTTACATGAAGGCGCGGCCATTTATGATCCCCGCGCTTGAAGGGGAAGCCCCTCGTTTCACGGCCGCGCTAGAGCAGCTGATGAAAAGGTTTGAAACCCCAGGACACGGGCAACAGGTTCGCTTGGCTTAACTGATGGCTAATTTGCGAGTAAACCTAGACACGGCTATTTACTCCGTCCTAAACGTGGAAGCGGTTACCAATGAAGCCACCGGGGGTGTGTTCAACGGGATTGCTCCCCAGGATAT